GCATTTGCGCATTCGCAGCGCTCACGCTGCTCTCAACACTCTGCTCCAGTCTGCTGGTGCTTTGGTTTGTAAGCAGTGGATGGTTGAAGTTGACATGATGCTAACGCAACAGCAACTATTAGATCAAGTACATCAGGTTGCGTGGATACACGATGAGTGCCAGTTTTCGTGTGATCCTGATATAGCCGATCAATTCGGTAAACTGGCTATAGACTGCATTAGGAAAGCTGGAGATGCCTTCAAAATCAAAATCCCACTCACGGGCGAATACAAAATCGGCTCAAGCTGGGCCGACACACATTGAGATCGTATATTGGCTGGATGCTGTAGCCAGTAGTGGTTGGATAGATGCTGCGGAACCTTTTGAAGCTGCTCCTTGTATCAGCGTTGGTTTTGTTTCTGAAACGAAAGCTTCGATAACAATTGCTGGTACGTATGGGGGTAACGAGCGTAACAACCGAATGACTATTCCTAAAGGGATGGTCATAAAACGGCAGAAGGTCAAACTCGTAGTATGACAACAGACAGTGGATGTCTTGTATTGGAAGATTGGTAAATGAAAGTAGAACTACTCGATAAAATGGGAAGTGATGCTAGCGTTGCTAACGCTGCTCGCGTTTCTTTTGCTAAGCAGGTCGAAACTATCGATCCAGTAAAAGATGGCAAGCTGATCTCTTATCTAGCAAAACACAAACACTGGACACCGTTTGGACATTGCTTTGCATCGTTTAGGATCAAAGCTCCTATCTTTGTTGCTAGGCAGCTTGCTAAGCATCAGATAGGTTTGTGCTGGAACGAAGTATCTCGTAGGTACGTAGATCAGACTCCTGAGTTTTACAAACCTACGAAGTGGCGTGGTCGTGCTGACAATGTAAAACAAGGATCGTCTAGCGACGCAGCTCAGCTTCTATTGTTCACGCAGTTCTGCTTAGATAATTCAATCCCTGAAGCAATCCAGCTATACAACAGGCTACTTGATAGTGGCGTGTGTCCTGAGCAGGCACGGATGGTACTACCACAGTCGATGATGACTGAGTGGATTTGGTCTGGATCGTTAGCTGCGTTTGCTCGCGTGTGTAAACTCAGGCTCGATCCGCACGCACAACTAGAAACACAAGAAGTTGCAAATCACATAGCAGCTACTATGCTGCACTTGTTTCCTATATCGTGGAAGGCACTTATGAATGAAATTACTGATTGATGCCGACATAGTGTTGTACAAAGCTTGCTCTGCCGTTGAACGGGAGATCAACTTTGAAGACGATATGTGGGTTTTGTATACGGAAGAACACGAGGCTATAGAGGCGTTCAACGACAGTCTAAGGACGTTGCTTGAACTTGCTAACTTAGATAGCTACCTCCTCGCTTTCTCCGACTCTGCTAACTTCAGGAAGACACTGTATCCTGATTACAAAGGCAACCGTACTCAGCGCAAGCCGCTTGGCTTCAAATCTATACGTGAGCGAGTGTTTGAACAACACGCTGAACATATCAAGACGCTTCCTAGCTTAGAAGCCGATGATGTTATCGGTATAACTTCTACGTGTAATAAAGGTGAGTACATGATCTGGTCTGAGGATAAGGACTTGCGCCAAATCCCCGGACTGCATCTAACTCCTATTGGACAGAAAGCCATCTACCTAAATGATGCTGACAAATGGTTTTACACCCAGATACTAACTGGAGACGTTGCTGACAACTACAAAGGCTGTCCCGGCATTGGTCCAGTTAAAGCTGAAAAAATACTCAGCATCACTCCTTACTGGGATTCAGTTGTTGATGCTTACGTTAAAGCAGGATTGACTGAAGCAGACGCATTAACACAAGCACGCCTAGCTCGCATCTTGAGGTGTGAAGACTGGGACGAAGAAAAACAAGAGGTAAAACTGTGGGAAGCACCTACTACTGCGTAAAGCATCCCGGCGAATGTGATGGCCGGTGTGAGATATGTCCTGTCTCACCTACAAAGTGGAAAGCTCGTAGCGCACAGGAAGATGACATGCACCTGTATAACGAAAATCCTGAATACGATGGACAGCTAGACTTGTTTGATAAAAAAGCCAATGCAACTATAGAAGCTTTGGCAAAACGTGTTGAGTCTGAGTTTCCTGACCCTATTGTTAAGCCATCTCATTACACCAAGTGGCCTATCGAGCCGATCAACTTCATCATGCGCAACAAGTGTGAGTTTTGGCTTGGTAACGTAATCAAGTATTGCATGAGAGCAGAGAGTAAGAATGGTGTAGAAGACCTGCGTAAAGCGCAGCGGTACATAGAGTTTCGCATCCGTCAGCTTGAAGGTGAAGTGGACCTGACAAAATGATCACAGTAGAACAGACAAAAGATGACACTACTTATCACGTTCTGTCAGACAGTGCAGAACACGATGACATGTACGTCACCGTTAGTCACAAGCACTCTGTACTGACTATATCTCAGTACGAGCATCCTGATGATGAAGAGTGTCAGTATATCGAGCTTACACCTCATCTCGCTTACTCTCTCTACGGCATTCTCAAAGCAACACTGGTGGAACATGAACCTGAACGAATATCAAAAGGAAGCTAGGTCAACAGCTATTTATCCTGTCAACGCTTGCGTCATTTACCCAGCAATGGGTTTAGCTAACGAAGCTGGCGAAGTGCTTGGCAAGGTCAAGAAGATGATCAGAGACGGTACTCTTGATAAAGAGGCTACTCTCAAAGAACTTGGTGACGTGCTTTGGTACGTCGCTGTTCTAGCTGACGATCTACACACTAACCTGTCGGATGTCGCTGAACAAAACCTAGATAAACTTCGCAGCCGCCAAGAGAGAGGTACTCTCCAAGGTAGCGGCGACAACCGCTAAGAGATCATATGACCTTCCGATCAAACTTAAACCCTATGTTTCGCTCTTCGTTTAGCGAGACAATCTTCAAACAGAAATACGCTCACGAGAATGCAGAAACGTGGGCTGACCTATGTAGAACCTTAGTCGAAGATGTCTGCGGTAATGACATGACTAAGGCTGACAAGGCGCAGCTTACTAACTACATGCAGGACATGAAGTTCATCCCCGGTGGACGCTACATCTACTATGCAGGACGAACTGCTAAGTTCTTCAACAATTGCTACCTCCTGAAAGCAGAAGAGGATACTCGTGAGGATTGGGCTAACCTAAGTTGGAAGGCTGAGTCGTGTCTTATGACAGGCGGTGGGATCGGTGTGGACTACTCAGTCTACCGTCCACAAGGACAGGTCTTGTCACGTACTGGAGGGATTTCATCCGGTACAATACCTAAGATGAATATGATCAACGAGATTGGTCGTAGAGTAATGCAGGGTGGATCACGTCGCTCTGCTATCTACGCCTCGTTAAATTGGAAACATGGTGACATACAAGAGTTCCTCGCAGCCAAAGACTGGGACAAACTTCCTGTTGGCACTACAGGAGCGTCGTACTGGGATGTAAAACAGCAGGACTTCGATTTCCCTGCTCCGTTGGACATGACTAACATCTCTGTAAACTACGACACCCAGTGGTTGCTGAATTATTGGGACACTGGCGAAGTAGGTGAAGTGTTTAAGCAGAACGTTGAGCAAGCTCTTCGGACTGCTGAACCCGGATTTAGCTTCAATTTCTTCGACAAAGAGAATGAAACCTTACGCAACGCCTGCACCGAAGTGACCTCGACGTGCGATAGCGACGTGTGTAACCTTGGCTCGCTTAACTTGGGTCGCATCGATACTGTTAGTGATCTACGTAGCGTGGTTCAGCTAGCAACTATGTTCTTACTGTGCGGTACTAAACGCGCACATTTACCTTACGATAAAGTCTACGATGTTCGTGAAAAGAATCGCCGCCTTGGTCTTGGATTGATGGGCGTCCATGAATGGCTCATCAAACGTGGTGACGTGTATGAAGTTACACCTGAGCTTCATCGTTGGCTTTCAATTTACAAAGGAGTTAGTGATGAAACGGCTACCAAGTTTGCTGCTAATCTTAGTGTTAACCGCCCTGTGGCTGTACGTGCTATTGCCCCAACCGGGACAATTGGTATTCTCGCAGGCACTTCTACTGGTATTGAACCTATCTTTGCTGTCGCTTATAAAAGGCGATACCTGAAGGGAACTAAGTGGCACTACCAGATGGTTGTAGACAGCGCAGCGCAGGAGCTAATTGATCTTTATGGAGCTGATCCTAACAAAATCGAGAGCGCTCTTGACTTGGCTGCTGACTACGAACGACGTATTAAATTCCAAGCGGATATTCAAGATTATGTCGATCAGTCTATTAGCTCGACAATCAATCTACCGGCTTGGGGCAGCAAGCTTAACAACCCTGACACTGTGTCGGGATTCGCTGATACTCTTGCTCGCTATGCTCACCGTCTTCGTGGTTTTACCTGCTATCCTGACGGTTCTCGTGGCGGTCAGCCTCTTACTGCTGTTCCTTACGCTGATGCAAAAGATGCGCTAGGAGAAGAGTTTGAAGAAGCTGTTCAGACCCACGATATTTGCGACATCACCGGGCATGGTGGTTCGTGTGGTGTATAGATGGATGAATTGAAAATACCGTTTATCGAGGATGGGCTGCTGGATTATCTCCAGCGGCTCTATCCCGACAAGGCTCCAGAGCCTGACGAAACTGAACGTCAAATCTGGATGAACAGAGGAGCAGTTGGCGTAGTTCGTCACTTGAAGCTCGTCTACGATCAACAAAGAGAAAATATGTTAGGAGACTTAAAGGATGTGCTTTAGTAGCCCAGACCCGCCAGCGCCACCGCCGCCTCCTCCCGCACCGCCTCCGGTGTTGGAGCAGTCTACTCCGCAGACCTCTGCACCGAGGCAGGCTGAAACTTTGGAGAGGCGTGCTGTAGGCACAAAGAAATATAGAACCTCCGGCCTTGGTATTACAGGCTCTACCTCAACAGCAGGAACTGGTGGTAGTGGTCTTGGTATCGGCGGTGGTCCATCGATGTAAGGATAGACATGCACGGTAACGAACGGACTTGTGAAGCCCGTTATGAAGCCTTAGAGTCAGATCGCCTTACTTTCTTGGATCGCGCTCGCAGATGTAGCGAGCTGACTATTCCTACACTTGTGCCTCCGCAGGCACATTCAAAGTCCACGATTTATTACACGCCGTGGCAAGGCATTGGCGCTAGAGGTGTTAATAACCTAGCTTCCAAATTATTGCTCTCGTTACTACCACCTAACAGTCCGTTCTTCCGCTTAGTTGTCGATGATTTCACTCGCGATGAGCTTACCGGCCAGCCCGGATCGAAGGCGATTGTTGACGAGGGTCTTAGT